ACCGTCTGACTTGGGGCTGATGTAATCAGTCACCTTGTCGAAGCCGTCTGCTATCAGCAGGTCAAGCGCCGCGACGCCTGCCTTGTCTGCCTTGATGCCTAGTTCAACCGCGCTTGCGATTTTCTTTTGTGTTGCTGTGTTTAAAGTACGCATGTCATTCTCCATTGATTGACAGTTAAGGTTATGTCAACAGGTTCCCCCTGATGACAATTACACTATGCCAAACATACGATAACAAATCAATAGATAAACTAACAGGATGACAAGTTTACACATAATCCGATAGGCCATGTTAGTGTCACACTAACAAAACAGCATAGGCCAGACCCTACCCGCCCCCCATAGGCCACTTCACAGCTTGGGACTCCCTATCTCCTATGTATTACTAGTATGTACGAATAGTTGTGTTTTTTCTGAGTTCGGTACCCCCACCCCCCTTTATATAGGAACACCCCCCACTAGGAGTCCCAACCTCCTTGCACTAAAACAAATTATTGTGTATAACTCGGCAGTAACGGTTAACAACCTGCGGAAACAGTATGTCTTTAATGCTCGAACCAGAGATTGGTGTACCATACTCGGATGAAATTCCGTATATGGATTTGCGTGCACGCGCAGAAGCTGCGTGCAATACTGCTTCTATGCTAGGAGAACACGGGTTGGACCTACAACCTACCAGTGAAGACGAAGAAATCGCAGCAAAAATTTCTTTGGCCTATGCTGATAACCCTGAAAAGACCTCTAAGAAGGTTTCTACTAAGCGAGCGTCGGCTTTACCGCCCGCTGCGCTGGTCGCTACTCACGGAATCTTGACTCAATTCGGGCATTCGGTCGTAGAAAGCGCTGTTCAAGTGCGCCATTTAGTCACAAACAAGCTAATTGAAGAGACTGAGAACCCTGACCCCCGCGTTCGTATCCGTGCATTAGAGTTGTTGGGTAAGATTTCGGATGTTGGGCTGTTTACAGACAAGACCGAAGTCACAATTACCCACAGAACCACTGATGAACTACGCGAAAGCCTACGCAATAAGCTGTCAAAGCTGGTAAATCCCGACGAAGACGTGATCGAAGCAGAGTTTGTAGACCCTGATGCTGTAGATGTGGACGCAGAACTGGGAATTGAGGACGAATCTGATGAATGATATGTCCTTAGACTTCTCTGAAGACGATATTCAGCGTTTGTTGGACAATTTAGACAGCTTTTCGCCAGATGAGATAGCTGAAATAGACAAAATGGCGGGAGAATTAGGCAACCGCAAGCAAAACAAAGCAGCCTACGACGATTTGATAGACTTCTGCAAGCTCATGATGCCTGAGTTCATCGTTGGTAAGCATCATAGGATACTTGCTGACATGTTAATGGGCATCGAGAAGGGGGAAAAGGACCGTGTTTGCGTGAATATACCCCCTAGACATGGCAAATCACAGCTCGTTTCTATCTTCTACCCCGCATGGTTTTTAGGTAGAAATCCTGACAAAAAGGTCATGATGGTGTCCCACACCACTGATTTAGCGGTGGACTTTGGGCGTAAAGTACGTAACTTAATAGCAACAGATGCTTACCGATCAGTATTTCCTACAGTAAAACTAGCACAGGATAGTAAGTCAGCAGGCAGATGGAACACTAACGTCGGAGGAGAATACTATGCGTGTGGTATTGGTAGCGCTCTTGCTGGTCGGGGTGCTGACCTCTTGCTCGTTGACGATCCCCATTCTGAACAAGACGTTATTAATGGAAACTTTGAAGTGTTCGCCAAAGCCTACGAATGGTTTACCTTCGGAGCGCGTACTCGTCTCATGCCGGGTGGCAGAGTGGCGATAATTCAAACACGTTGGCATATGGATGACCTGACTGGACGTGTGACAAACGACATGGCTAAGAACGACCGCTCGGATCAATACGAGGTTGTCGAGTTCCCTGCTATACTAGAAGTACAAAACAAGAAAACGAAACGCTATGTGGAGAAACCACTGTGGCCTGAGTTCTTTGACTTAGAGGCACTGTTACGTACTAAGGCGTCAATGCCTACGTTCCAGTGGAACGCGCAGTACCAACAGAATCCTACGTCTGAAGAAGCGTCGATAGTTAAACGAGACTGGTGGAACCTGTGGGAACAGGACAACCCCCCGTCGTCTGAATATCTTATCATGTCTTTGGACGCAGCGGCAGAAACACACAACCGCGCTGACTATACAGCACTCACTACTTGGGGTGTTTTCTTCAACGAAGATACGAATGCGTACAATATTATATTGTTGAATAGTATAAAAAAGCGTATGGAGTTTCCAGAACTTAAACAACTGGCTATGGAGGAGTACGCTGAGTGGGAGCCTGATGCGTTCATTGTGGAGAAGAAAAGCGCAGGTACCGCGCTGTATCAAGAGATGCGGCGTATGGGATTACCAGTGTCGGAGTACACCCCGCATAGAGGATCAGGTGATAAGTTAGCACGACTTAACTCCGTTGCAGATATTGTTGCATCGGGTATTTGCTGGGCACCCCCTACCAGATGGGCAGAAGAAGTGATAGAAGAGATTGCCGGATTCCCTTTTATGAGTCATGATGACTTAGTGGACTCAACGGTGATGGCGCTTATGCGGTTTAGGCAAGGCGGGTTTATTCGACTACCTACTGACGAGCCAGAAGAGCAACAATACTTCCGCCAACGTCGTGGTGGGTTTTACTGAGAGGCTAGATTATGGCGATAGAAAAAGGGTTATATTCAGCCCCAGAGGGTTTGGATAAGGAACTAGAAGAAGGTTTGGAAGGTGTCGAAGGTATGGACACTGCTGAGCTAGAGATAGAGATCGTTGATCCTGAAGCGGTCACTTTGTCTGATGGCAGTATGGAGATAACAATAATCCCCGACTTAAACGAGTCTGACCTCATGGGATTTGATGCTAACTTGGCAGAGGCGCTGGAAGACGGTGACTTGCAAGAACTATCTGGGGAGTTAATTGGGCTTGTTGAAGCAGACATTGAGAGCCGAAAAGATTGGGCGGATACGTTTGTTAAGGGACTAGATACTCTAGGGCTGAAGTACGAAGAGCGTACTGACCCGTGGGATGGTGCTTGTGGAGTGTATTCTACAGTCCTAGCAGAAGCAGCTATCCGGTTCCAAGCAGAGACAATGAGTGAGACGTTCCCCGCCGCTGGCCCTGTCAAGGTTAAAATCCTTGGGGAAGAAACACAAGAAAAGATTGAAGCGGCTGAACGTGTAAAGTCTGACATGAACTATGAGCTTACTGAGCGCATGGTCGAGTACAGACCAGAACACGAGCGGATGCTCTATAGCCTAGGACTCGCAGGATCGGCGTTTAAGAAGGTTTACTTTGATCCTAACCTAGGACGCCAGATGGCGGTCTACATCCCAGCAGAAGACGTTATTGTGCCTTACGGTGCGTCTACGATTGAGCAGGCCGAACGTGTCTCGCATATCATGCGCAAGACTAAGAACGAGCTACGTAAGCTACAGGCCGCTGGATTCTACCGTGACGTAGAGCTAGGAGACCCCGAGCCGTTCCACACAGATATTGAAGAGAAGAAAGCCGAAGATGATGGTTTCTCTATCTCTGACGATAGTCGTTTTGCAATCTACGAGATTCATGCTGACCTAATCATTGACGGTATTGACGAAGATGATGAGGGTATAGCGAAACCCTACGTTGTTACGATTGAGCGTGGCACTGGAGAAGTCCTTGCTATACGCCGTAACTGGAACGAAGAAGATGAGCTAATGCTCAAGCGCCAGCACTTTGTACACTATGTATATGTGCCGGGATTTGGCTTTTACGGCCTTGGCCTGATTCATATCATTGGTGGATATGCGAAGGCTGGGACATCCTTGATACGTCAGCTAGTTGATGCTGGTACCCTATCGAATCTCCCCGGTGGGTTGAAGTCTCGCGGGCTACGTATCAAGGGTGATGACTCTCCAATCGAACCGGGTGAGTTTAAAGATGTAGATGTACCGTCCGGTAGTATCCGCGACAACATCATGCCGCTACCCTACAAAGAACCTAGTCAGACTCTCCTCGCTCTGTTAAACCAGATTACGACTGAAGGTCGTCGATTGGGTGCTATCAGTGACATGAACATATCGGACATGTCAGCCAACGCTCCTGTGGGTACTACGCTAGCGCTCTTAGAGCGTACGTTGAAGCCGATGGCAGCAGTGCAAGCCCGTGTTCACTACACCATGAAGCAGGAGTTTAAACTCCTTAAAGCGATCATGTCAGAGCACGCACCGGAGGATTATGACTACATCCCCATGCGGGGCGAAGTAAGCGCACGGCAGTTAGACTATATGATGGTGGACGTAATCCCCGTCAGTGATCCCAATAGTTCTACAATGGCCCAGCGTGTTGTTCAGTACCAAGCTGTGCTACAGATGGCTCAGCAAGCGCCTCAGATATACGACCTACCACAACTACATCGTCAGATGATTGAGGTGTTAGGTGTGAAGAACGCAGACAAACTTGTTCCCACAAGAGAAGATTCCAAGCCCGCCGATCCAGTCAGCGAGAACATGGATGCTCTGGTTGGCAAGCCGATACGAGCGTTTATCTACCAAGACCATCAGGCTCACATTGCGACTCACACGTCGTTTATGCAGGACCCACAGGTTGCTCAGATGATCGGACAGAACCCACAAGCACAGCAGATTATGGCGTCATTACAAGCGCACATTGCAGAGCACCTTGGGTTCCAGTATCGCCAGCAGATCGAGGAGAAGTTGGGAGCACCGCTACCACCTCCGGGTCAGGAGTTACCAGAGCAGATCGAAGTGGATTTGTCACGTCTAGTAGCAGAGGCAGGGGCGCAACTTATGCAGGGGCATCAGCAAGAAGCTGCGCAGAAGCAAGCGGAACAGCAACAACAGGACCCTATCTTCCAACAGAAACAAGCCGAGCTACAGCTCAAAGGGCAGGAAGTACAGCGCAAGGCCGCAAAGGATCAACAAGAAGCACAGATGAAACAGGCCGAATTGCAGCTTAAAGCTCAGAAGAAT